GAGCTAACCGAGTGGAGCGCCCAGATAGGCAATGAGATTGCCTACTATCCTCAGCGACTTGCCGCTCAGCTACTCCTAAACGGAAACAATACGGACGGTAGTGCGAATGCGTATGACACCGTTCCGTTCTTCGCCGATAATACCGCCCGAACGATTGGCGGCGTATCGGTTAAGGGTCACCCCTACAATCCCTTCCGGCCCTCGCTAGGTGGGTATCAGAATTGGCTACACGGTAGCTCGTCGGGCGCATACCCGGGCGCTCTCCCGATTGATGATACTGTTAGCGTTGAAGTAGCTCTACAGAACCTAGGTAAGGCTATCTCTTTCGTAAGCGGGTGGAAGATGCCCAATGGCGTCGACCCTCGCTTCCTGAGGGTGGTCGGTATACTCGCCCCCCCGCGTATGGCACCCCGCCTGCGTCAGCTCACTAACGCGGCGTTTATCGCCCAGGCGGCATCGTCCGGTGGCGGTGCGGCGGATGTCAAGGCGATTATTCAGGGGTTTGGCCTAGGTCAGCCCATAATCGCCCAGGAGCTAGGTGCGGCGATTAGCTACACTGCGCAAATGCCGTTTATGGCGACGGGTGGGAACACGTCTTTCATTACCGAGACGATGACCGGTAGTGACACGACTTACTATCTCATCCTACAGGAAGCGACGTCCAGCCAACTCGGGTCTCTCCTGCACCTAGTGCGTAAACCTTTCAAGGTTACGTACTACACCGGTGACCAGGGCGGTACGGGTGTCGACGCCCTACTCGACCGCGCGAACGAACTTGAGTACCACGTACAGGGTAGGATGGCGAACCAATATGGACATCCGTACGGAATGGTGCGCTGCGATAGCACTTGACCGTATCGACCGCCCACGATAGCCTTGCGGGTATGAGCAATAAAGAACTGTCGGATGGGCTCCGAACATGCCGTAAGTGTGGTGTAAGTAAGAGCCTGTCTGAATTTAGAGTTTATAAGCCGTCCAAACGCAATCGTGGGTGGCAGGCGCATAACTGCGAGGCTTGTCGGAAGATATATAAGAGAAAGTGGGATAAAAAATATTACGACTCACATAAGACTAATGCAGCACACTATGGCGCCGTTAAGTATGCCAAACTCAAAGAATCTCCTAGGGATTATGTGTATGGTAGACTCAGAATGAAGGCTGCTAAGAGAGGCCTAGAGTTTACTATAAGTAAAGATGACATCGTGCTAGTCGATGTGTGTCCGGTGTTAGGCATTCCTCTATTGCCCCCCGGGTCGACCACTAAACCACACGATAATAGTCTGAGCATTGACCGATTGGACTCTTCTAAAGGTTACATTCCAGGCAACATATCCGTAATGTCGGTTCGCGCGAACAAGATAAAGAATGATGGGACGGCGGAAGAACACGAGAAAATAGCGAAGTGGATGAGAGAGAAAGAACGTGAATCCTTACCTTGACCTACCGGGGTTCTTCCGGCGTACTATCATGGCGCAGGGCGAACTAAACTACATCGAGACTGATAGTCCGGGGTGGTTAGTTCAGCGTATTGCCATGAGGTCGTCGTTAATGAACGGCTTTCTACGTAAGCGTTATGGGAATGCCGGTAATGGTAGGAATAGCCTTCCGTTCGGTCAAAACGCCCCTCCGCTTACGGGGCCCGAAGCTAGCCCACCTATAGGGACTAAAGGACGCCCGACTCTTGGTTCTCAGGAATTGGTAGTGCAGGTAACCGCTGGTAATACATTCAAGTGGAGTGTAGATGGTGGTATTAACTTTACTACTAATGTTCCTATCGCTCCTAGTGTGGTTTTGGGCTCTTCGGGGGTCACCCTGAGCTTATCTACTTCTCCCTATAATGTGGGAGATGTGTACGAAGCCCCCACCCCGGTTCCGTCTATCATTCTTGTATGGCTGGTCAATATGGTCACTTATGACGCCTACCGTAAGCGCGGTATGAATCCGAGTGACCCTAACGGAGAGCTAATCGTACAGGAATTCAAGGATACGATAACGGACCTCAAAGAAGCCGCTAACAGTAAGGATGGTCTTTTTGACCTACCTTCGAACGAAGACGCGGACAGTGCAGTAACTACGGGTGGGCCGTTAGGGTATTCGGAGCAAAGTCCGTACGTTTGGACAGACATACAGGCGTGTGCGGGAAGAGGGGAGGATATCAATGGCACTGGAGAAGGTGACTGAGATACTCCGTAAGCTTTCGGACCCCACTAAGCTCAATGAGATGGTGGCTAAGGAAGCTGCCCCTTATGTGGTCGAGGCGGTAAAGAAAGACCTATCAGCCGGTAAAGCTCCCGATGGGAAAGCGTGGGTCCCTCGAAAGGCCGATAAGGGCCAACCGTATGCCAATGCAGCCGAGAAACTTACCGGTAAGTCGGAAGGCGACCTAATTATCCTGACTGTCACGGGCCCCGAAGCTTTCGCTAACGATGGGGTGAAAGGCCACCTACCGGTCCGTAGAATGTTGCCGGACGCGGGAGCCGGGGTTCCGAAAAGTGTAGCGGAAGGTATCCAAAGGGGTTTGGATGCGGTAGCGGAGAAATTAGGGTTATGAATGCCGCACCCCCCTACCCTATAAAGCAGGAACCCACGCGTAGCGCGATAACCTACATTCGGGATAGTGTGGCCGCCTATCTCGATGGGATAGCGGTGGTCGCTAAAGTTGGCCTAAAGTATCGTTCTTTCACACTTAACCAAGACCCACTAGTAGGCGCCAACCGTGTGGTTTTCATACCAGGTGTGTTTGAGGGCGATACCGAAGTAAAGGTGCGAGACTTCGGGGGAATCTCTAGGGCTACCCAAAATACGTCCAGTGTAGTCAATCCGGCTGAGATAGGGATGTGGGAGAAACCCCTTACCATCTCGATATGGGCCGCCCAACCGGTAGGCACGGCTGGAGACGAAGGCGCCGCGCAAGATGCGGCCGAAGACCTATTAGAGCAAGTTTTCCGGGCCCTTGTGAGCGTCCGAGACCCTTCGACCGGACAGTCGATAGCTGCTAGTCTAATCTTTGGTCCGATACGACTCCAGAGTCCCCCATCCGATAATGGTTTCGGGTGTGAGATACTTTGGCAAGTGAACGTCCTATGTCCGCTTTTCGGACCCTCTCATGAGGTAGTCCAAGCTAACCTTGATAACCTAACTACCGATAAGGTGACCTTTACATGAGTGCGCCGAACGTTACCGTAAATAAGAATACATTCACCACTGTAAGCGCGCCCAATAACCCGACCGGTATTTTGGCGATTGCAGCTTGCTCCTCGTCGGGAACCGTAAACCAACCGAAAGGTTTCTCGCGTTCCGACCTAGCGGTCAATCAATTTGGCCAGGGCCCCCTAGTCGAATTCAACGCCATTGTCCTACCTATCGGCGGTAACCCCACCGTTCTCTGTAAGGGTACGACTACCTTTGCGGGCTCCTATAACGGCCTACAGAGTACTAGCACCGGGTCCGTAGTCTCTACGAGCGGTAATCCGTACGACCATTACGCCATTTTCGGTACGGTCGTTAATGGTGGCACGGTCGGTGTGGCGGGTATCACCATTCAGTTTACCGACCAGAATGGTACGCCGATTGGAGGCTTGCAGTCCCTAGGTACGGCAACGTCTCTAGCTGTCCCTAATACTGGCGCAACGTTTGCGTTCACTGCCTCAACCCTTAAGACGGGCGACACCTTCTCTGTCAATACCGAACGCCCAATGATGGGTGATACGGACCTTATTGCGGCTCTCACCGCACTATCTAAATCTCGGCTTCCGTTCGAGGGGGTGCTCGCCGATAGTAGCTGCACCGTCTCCACTGTAGGTTTGGTAGACACCTTCCTGAGCGGGCTCGAAGCCAAAGGACAGTTTAAGTTCGTTCTACTTAATAGTCGGATGAAAACGGAAGCCCCGAGTGCGGAGGATGAGGGGACCTACCTGACGGCCCTCACTACTCTCTTCGGTAATCAGACCTCTATCCGCGTGTGTGTGGGTGCGGACGGTGGACATAGTGCATCGCAGATTAGCGGCATAAGTGGGAAGCGCCCCACAAGTCTCTATCTTGCCGCGCGGGCCATGGCCATTCCACTAGGTGAGGACCCCGCCTATGTAGCCAATAACGTGTTAAGCGGGGTCAATGTAACCGATTCGAACGGTAATCCGCTGGACCACGATGAGGACGTAAATCCCGGTCTGGACGCTAATCGGTTCGTTACGCTTCGTACGTTCGCACCTGGTGGGCCTCAGGGTGTCTACATCACGAATGCTAATACGATGCAGCCGTCGGGTGGGAATTTCCCCTACCTGCAACATATCCGTATAGCCAACCGTGCGTGCCAGATAGCGTGGTATGTCCTCACTACCCAGCTATCGCGCGGTGTACGTAAGAATCTCAAACCGGACCCTGTTACCGGCGCGGTGTACATATTTGAACAGGATGCCGCCGCTATCGAGACTCTAGTAAACGATGCGATTAATCAGGCGCTAAAGGGTCAGGTTAACGCCGTCCAATTCAAACTCTCCCGAACGGACGACTTGTCCGTTACCCCCGTTACCCTAAACGGTACGCTAAGCATACAGGCCCTTGCGTACGTGAAGGGCTATGTGGTCTCGCAACAATTTGTTAAGGCCCTTACCACTACGGTGTAATA